TAGGCCAAAGTACAAAAGGGTGTCGGGGTTTGTGTTGGAGATTAGACCCTGATTGAGAAGGTACTGAACGTCTGCGCTGTTAGGGTTTGAGAAGTATTGATTGACAAACGCCCTAAGCTGATCGGTTGTATATCCGTTGTATGTAGCCATGATTACCCTGGTATCTCAACGTTGCCAGTTATACCTGCGCCGACCTTCATCGCCTTCATCTGCGCTTCTGCCTCGAACTCCATGCGCTTAAGTTCCAACTCGGCTAGAGCCTTCTCTCTTGCAAGCTGAATATCGGCCATAGCCTTTTGACGCTTGATCTCGATGTCTGCTTGGGCCTGCGCCATCATCATTTGAATAGCCGGATCTGGGCCTTGTTGTTGAGGTTGTGCAAGTGCAGCATCGATCTCTGGGCCTACAGGCTTGAAGAACTCTGCTGAATCTGGGAACCCTGCTGCCTCAATCAACTTTCCTAATACTGATCTGTACTGCGAGACACTCACTAAAGGATTGTTCGGGCCGTACGCTTGAATGATCTGCTCTTGCTTGGACAGAACCATACTGAGCATTGCCATCTTTTGCTCCATGCTCCCCGTACCAAGTCCGACATTCACTGATACATCGTACTGGTTCGACCACTCTCTTGGGTCGTACTGGACGTACTGCCCACGCATCCGAATCAAAACTGCTTTGTCCTGGTATCTGCATAAGAGGTGTAAAAGTCCTTTGAAAAGATCTTTTACGCCTGTTTCTGCAAATATCCTAGCAATGAGTTCTATCTTGCCTTGTGAGGCTTGCGTAAGAGCCGCTATCGCCGCAGCAGTCACGTTCTGTAGGATGTTGGGGTCTAACCCTTGGGAAGCCTCGGTAACGCCCGTACGCTTGGCCTGGATCTGATCTAGGTACTCCATGAAAGGGAATACCTGTTGAGCAACAGGGTTAACTGTGATCGGCACAAGGGCAGCGGGATTCTTCATCCTCACTACACCACCAGGAGTCACCGACATAAGGTCATCGAGATTAACCTGACCCTCTACAGCACCCATCCGAGTATTGTTCTGTAGGTACAGGTTATCAAGCATCTGCCTCGTTAAAGTAGTCTTGATAAGCTGGAGATCAACTGTACGATCAGCAGGACAATCCCCAAAAAAGCGATGAGGTATCGGAATAGGACAGAGGGTGTAAAACGGCACATAGTCAGTTTCTTCGTTACTTAGGATTTCATTCCCAGAAAAATGAACCCGTCTAAGTTCTGCGATCCCATCTCCGTCGTAGTCTGTCTTTAAGTAGCACTCAAACACTTCAACCGTCTGCATGGACTTGTCGAGGCTTGGCTCCATGTAGGGCTGTTCGTCTCGGTTGTATCGAGCGATGTATTCAGCAGAAAACTCAAGGTCGTTGTAAACCGGAAGGTTCATCACGATCTCAGGATCAAACCCCATTGCAACCAGATCAGACCTTGTGATGAGCTTTCTATGTGCAACGAAAGGCGTGTCCCTGACAGTCTTTCCTGCCTTTGAGATCAAGAACTCTTCGGGAGGCACATTCTCGATCTTGATCTTTCCTGACTTGGTTTGCTTCATCAACGCGACGTTATGGACGCGCATCATTTGACCGTCAATCTCTTGCTCAATCGTCTCTTGGGCAGCGATCTCCATCGTCCCGTCAGACATAATCATGGCGAGTTCGTCGTCTGTCAGGTTTGCGTACTGCTCCTTTGTGACCGAAATCGAATCATCCCAGTAGGCTTTGATGATCCCGACCTTTTGAAGGATCGCGTCCTTGAACCAGTCGTGCATGATCGAGATGCCTGGGTTCTGCTTCATAAGCACCCAGTTTGTGTACTCGCTTGCTTGTTTTGCTAAAGGCTCATCGCCTGGGCCTACAGGCTCGAATACACCAATCTGATCGGCAGAAGTAAACAAACGCATGAGAGGCGGGAGCATCCCGTCTACCGCTTCCGCAACCTCACCGGTTACGATCTGAGAGCGACCCTCGACCTCGTTCCCATAGGGGTCACGCATATAGGCAGTTAGCGCGTTCTTACGCTGCTCGACCGTCTCGGTCTCAAGAAAGCCTATCGCGTTGTCGATTTCGCCTTGAAGTATTGCTTTAAGTCTACCGTCGTCCATTACACCACCCAGCTTACGTTAGGTTTCAGAGGTTTAGACCAAGATGTTGTCTCGGACATGCCAACCGCAAGATACCGAAATGCGTCGCTCGCATGAGATGCCCAATCGTGGAGAGGTTTGTCCCAATAGACCTGACGCTTATCGTCGTATTGTCTCCGATAATTGCGTAGCGCGTCCACTCCACGCTTTGTCTTAGAGTCAAACCAACAATAAGGAATTAGCCTTCTCACGGCTTGTATCCCATCGTCAACACTCATTCTCGGCACAATCGTGATGTTTAACCCTGCTTCTTGTAGGAGTTCCATCCTTGAGCGTCCAGTGCCTAACTCCCTGACTTGTACATCGTGAGGAAGCAACTGCTCGGCTAGTTCGTAATGGTTCGTTCTCAGCCAGTTCACATACCAGTCAAGCCCTTGACCGTGGTTCTCCACAAAGTCAATAAGTCGTGTCTCTAGGCCCACTCTCTGGCAAACCCAGATCGCAGTGGAGTCGCCTATCCCTAAGTCCCAGGCGCAATAAGTCTTAGCTAAACCATCTACAGGGATGTCGTGGAATCGCTCAGACGGTAACTCATTGAGAAGCTGCCCGTAGTAACTTCCCTCGATTGCTGAGTCAAAGGAACACTCAAACTCTTGTAGGTACTTGTCGTCTCCCATTTCAGACTTGGCTGCGTCGAGTTCAGCCTGAGGGATAAGACCTGTTTCGGATGCTCGGAACTCAAGCAAGGCCCAATCGTTATGCTCTGACGCATGGTCTCTCAGACTTTTGAAGTGGTTGTTTCCCTTTGGGGTTCCGAGGAATAACGCCCATCCCATTCTGTCCGATAAGGCCGGACGAACCACTTCCGACCAAATTTTAGGGTTCTGGTCGCCAAATTCGTCGAATACAACCCCGTCAAAATACTGTCCTCTAAGAGAGTCTGGGTTATCAGACCCCGCAAGTTGGATGCGTCTGCCCCAGAAATCAACCCGAAGCTCCGCAATATTCGCAGTGGCGTTAAGGGGCTCGGTAAACTTGAGGAGGTAATCCCAGATGACTCGTTTTGTCTGAGAGTAGGTAGGCCCAATAAACGCATATCTTGGAGCCTCCTTAGTGTTCTCTATCGCTGCTCTAATGAGATGGTTGATCGCAGATACGGATTTTCCACATCTTCTGTGCGCGACAACAACAGCAAAACGCTTATCTGATAGCGCATTGTGGATCTTTAGCTGCTGCTCCCTTGGCGCATACGGTATGACTATTCGGGTTGCGCCCATGACACTTGCATTTGGACAGGTTGACCGTCAGTTCCCGTTACCTCTGTTCGCGCTAATTTAGGTATGTGGTACTCGATTGCTCTCAGGTAGATGTCGCAAGCCTTCTCTGGGCTCTTCTGAGCCACTTCATCCAACCACATTGCGAACCTCGGAGCGTTCATCTCAGCCATTTTCGCAATAGCTTCCCTCACCGCAGCAGTGGACTTATTAGGCGAACCCTTTGGCCTCCCATTGCCAGCAGCCGGTGGAATCTTTTTCTCAGTATCTTCAGATTGTTTAGTGTCCATTCGTTGTTTGTTTGCAACAGATTACTGACCTAATAAACCTGATCTCATAAGCTCTTCTTCGTCTATGACTACAGGCTTACCGTTTATCTCCATGATACGCACTTTAGATTCTTCGCCTGGGAATACAACGAAGTTAGATGTTCCTTTACCAGTACCGCGTGATCCTTGGTCGAGGTAGCGGATGCCAGGTATGCCTGCCTCGCGTAATTGACGAGACGCAGCGGCTTGCCCGTAAGAAAGCGATGGAACTGCCTCGGCTTCAGGAATTCCTGCACGCATACCCTCGTATTTTTTACCCCTCACAGCCTGCTGCGTAAGAGCCGCATAAGCCTGATTTGCAGGAGCGTTTGGGCCAAGCTCTTGAAACAGTTTCATTATCTGTTCATCATCACGAGCAATTTTTGTCAAAGCCTTGCGAACAAACTCTGGCTGCTGACTTAGCGGCTTATCCCAATCTAGCATCTTTGCTATTTCTTCGTCTGGTAAATCTGCTTTGTAAAAACTGCTAATTTCAGATTGCAATTTTTGATATTTTTCAGCAGAAGATGAAACAATCCTATCAATCTCATTTTTTGATAAATTTTTGTTTTTTGCGGTGATGAATTCCTTAATTCCAGCATCGTCGTAAAAAACACGAGCCGCAGCCGCTTGGTCAACTATATCCGAAGATTTGCTTAAATTTGTAAGTTCTTTTGCAGCTTGTTTATTAGCCAGCCCAAAAGCGTAGTTTTTTGCCACTTCAGGGTTTTCCGCAAAGTACAACCCATGCCCATATACCTGAGCACCTTCGCCTGTGCCGATCTTGCTCGCATCAAACTTACTAAACTTGTGCGGAGAACCATGAAACACCGTAAGCGGACTTAGCAGGCTTCCAGCGCGTTGTGCATTTGCCATCGTAGAAGCAACCGCAAACGGAGCCACAGACCCGTAAAGCTGACTAGCGACACTTGCTTGCTCGCCTAGTCTGTAAGCCTCAGACATCTTCTGAGCCTCTGGGTCCATCACCGAGTAAGTAGGTTGCCTACCCGTAAACCCTAGTAATCCCTGCGCGATAGGACTTGTCTGACCGTACCCTGGCAGCGAACTTACGCCCCTCGGTAGTTGCTCAGGCAGCGGAGGAAGAAACTTCTCCTCGTCTAGCAGTCCTTTTCTACGCTTCACTTTTTGTTCCTCGCCGAGATAGCCTTTGCCTTTGCTTACATCACGAAGGAAGCCTTCCAAGCGGTCAGGTTTCCGCCGATCAACTGGTTTTCAGATAACGTGTTTTGTCATACACTTACGGTACTAAACTTTAGGCATTTCGTATCAAGGGCTTACGTTCATCACGCTGGCAGTCAAACAGTCGGCAAGGATGACCGTAAAAACCTCATGGAGGCTTCAAAATGGATGTGGAAAAACGAACCAGGGATAGCAAGGCACTACAGAATCCCTACCGAATGAAGGTTCCTCCGGTTCCGATCAGGTACGACAGGAAGGTGGGTATCCCTATGCAACCTCCGAAAGGTAAAAAATGAAGGGCTTACTCTCACCTAAAGTCATGATCGTCATCAAGCAAAAAGAAGACGAAGAAAACGAGTGTCCGCTGCCGACCCAAGACGAGAAGCTCAACGAGGAAAACAAGCAGATCGCTAGGGAAGAGGGTATGTACGGTCCTGAACGAGAGGGCGATACTCAATTCTGGCGCGATCTAGGTGCAAAGTGGCGTATCTCTGCAAGCCAGGCTCAAGAGAGGCGTTGCGAGAATTGTGGATATTTCGACATGGAGATGCAGGATTGTCTACCTGAAGGTGTCGGCTACTGCCACGAGTGGAACTTCATGTGTGCGCCTGAGAAATCTTGTATGGAGTGGAAAAGTGAAGAAAACGAAAGCGGAGAAGAAGATCTCCAAGGTGATGACTGAGTACAACAAGGGTAAGCTGCACTCTGGAAGCAAGAAAGGTCCGACCGTGACTAACCCTAAGCAAGCCCTCGCGATTGCGCTTTCTGAAGCTAAGGCCAAGAAGAAATGAAAGGCTTATACGCAAATATTCACGCCAAGCGTGAACGCATAGCCAAGCAAAAGGCTGCGGGAAAGACTCCAGAGAAGATGCG